AGAACGCTGAAGGGCGTTGGGAGATAGGAGGCTATCAGTCTGTTATACATTGTAGAACAATGGATGATCCAGAGGTATACAAAGGTGAGCGTTTATCTATAATGATATTTGAAGAGGCAGGGGAGTTTAAGAGACTGAAGAATGCATACATGTCATCGAAAGCTTGCTTCATGGATGGAGCAATGCAGTACGGAGTACCTGTAGTGGGTGGTACTGGTGGTGATATTGATGCAGCATCTGCTGACTTTATGGATATGTATTATAATGCTGATGCATTTAATCTTATTCCGATGTTTATTCCTGCATCAAGGGCATTACACGGATTCTTTAGCCCTAAGACTGGAGTTGATGATGAAAGAAAGGCTTATGAGTATATAGAAGGAGAGCGTCAAAAGATATTAGATGGTGGTGGGGATAGTAAGGCATACAATTTGCATTTACAAAACTACCCCTTAACTGTACAGGAAGCTTTCCTGAAAACAAAAGGTTCTAGGTTTGACATAGCATTGCTTAATCAGCAGAGGGCTAGGGTGCAAACACTAGCGCATCCAGAACAACACATTACAACTGGATGTCTTGATTGGGTAATAGACGATAATGGATTAACTAATGAAGTTAAGTTTACGCCCCACCCTCATGGTCCTTATAAAATATTACACGAACCACAACCTCACCTTCAGGGATTAGATGTTGGTGGTATTGACTCGTATGATCAAGACGAGGCTGGGGCATCAGAATCAATGGGTTCTGCAATTATATTTAGAAGAATAGCAGACACTAATCAACCTTATAGATTACCAATAGCTGAATATACTGATAGACCTGAAACAGCAGATCAATTTTATGAGGGTTGCTTAAAGCTTGCAGTGTATTATAATGCAAAAATGCTAGTTGAATATACAAAAATTGGTATATTGGACTACTTTTTGAGAAATAGAGCTCAAAAGTATCTCAAGACTAAACCTAGATCAGCACATTCACCTGGTACTAAAACCAGAAACAATTATGGTGTGCATATGAATAAGCAAGTTAAAGCATATATGGAGTCGTTAATGTATGACTACATAAAAGAAAGAGGAGACGAAATCTGGTTTATAGACCTATTAGATGAGCTATGTGATTGGGGTTCACGCAACACGGATAGAGCAATTGCATTTGGTTTGTGTTTAATCCACGAAAATGATAACTTTGCAATTGAAGTTAAAGATAGAGAAAAAGAATCTATAAAAGAAAGCGGATTTGTATATTATAAATACGATAATAATGGAATACCTGTTAAACACACAAGATAATGAAGAACTTTCCTAGTCAACTACTACCTGATTCTAAAAAAGATAAGAAGTGGTGTGAACATATGCTTGATGCAATTGTTAATCACACTGGTCATGTAGATAGTCCTGAGAACAGGTATCAATTAAAAGATGTAAGAAATTACGACATATATAATGGTGACTTTAATCGAGATGATTATAAATACCTTACAGAGCAATATGGGTATAACTATCCAGCTCGACTAGTTAATTACCCAATAGTACAACCTAAAATAGATTTATTATTAGGTGAAGATTTACATAGACCTTTAGATACTAAAGTCGTAACCATAAACCAAGAAGCTATTAATAGAAAAGAAGACCAGAAAGTAACTATGGTCATGAATAAGCTTTTAGGTGAGGTTAAAGAGGAGATGAAGAAGTTAGGTATGGATGTTAAAAATGAAGGGCAGGAAATTCCTATCCCAGATGACATCGATACCTTTATGAGGTACAACTACAGAGAGTCTATAGAAGAAGCTGTTCAAGATGGATTAGAGTTTTTAACTAATAAATATAAGATTAAAAACAAATTCAAGGAGGGCTTTAGGGATCTACTAATAACTGGTAAGGAGTGCTATCGCGTGGAAATTAAGGATGGCGACCCACAGGTTAGGCGTGTAGACCCAAGGTCACTCTGTTATGACTTGACTAGTGAGACTGACGATTTAGGTGAGGCTAACTGGGTAACAGAAGAAAGGTGGTTATCACCCAGTGATATTATAGATGAGTTTGGCGAGCAGTTAGATGATAAGCAAATACGTCTTATAGAATCTATGTCTCAGCAAAACAAAATAGATCAGCATTCTGAATATAGAAATTGGTATGCTAGAGGTGAGTCGGGTGAACTTAGGGTAAAAGTTGTTCATGCTGAATGGAGATCTTTAAGAAAGATACAGTATAAGTTAAGCCCTAACAAACATGATAATGAGAAGCCGTTTAGAAAGATGGTTTCTGATAAATATAGAAAACGTAAAGGTGAAAAAGTTCGTAAAGTTGTTGTTGATGACATTTGGCAGGCTACAAAGATTGGTGGTTCGATTATGGTTAATTGTCAGCGAGTTCCTAATCAAGTACGTTCTTTAGATGACCCTAGTGCGGCTAACTTAAGTTATATTGGTGTAGTAAGAAATCATACAACAGGTAATCCTGTTTCTATGGTTGACTTACTTAAAAATGTGCAAATGCTTTATAATATTACTATGTATCACATAGAATTATCTATGGCTAGATCAGGTGGTAAAGCAGTTGTTTATGATGTAGCTCAAATGCCAGCCAATCTTGGAATGAATATGCAGGATATAATGTATCATATTAAAAATGATGGTATTATACCTATTAATTCTAAGGATGAGGGTTTACAGGCGCAAACATTTAATCAATTCCAGCAAATAGACTTTACATTGTCTAATTCTGTACAGCAACTTATAAATTTAAAAGTTATGCTGGAAGATATGGCTGGTCAAGTTTCTGGTGTTACTAGACAGCGTGAAGGTCAGGTAGAGCAATACGAGCAAGTTGGCAATCAACAAAGAGCTGTTGTACAATCCGCAACTATTACTCGATCTTGGTTTTGGTCACATGACATGGTTAAACAAGATGTATTAATGCGTTGCGCTAACCTTATGAAAATATGTTGGAGTACAGGCAAAAAAACTGCAACAGTATTTGGTGATGGAACTTATAAGTTTATATCTATATTACCAGAAGTATCCTTAAATGACTATGGTGTATTCTTAGGTGATGGAGGTAAAGACGAAAGAATGAAAGAAGCTGTAACTCAATTAGCTCAATCCGCTCTTCAAGGTGGTCAAATAGATATGTTAGATGTTGTAAGAATATTTAAATCTGATACTTTAACTGAGGCGGAGCATATATTAGAAAAAGGTTTAGAAGCTGCAAAAGAAATGCAAGCTCAACAGCAGCAAGCAATGCAAGAGCAAGCTCAAGCAGAAGCTGAAGTTAAAGAGCGTGAATTACAAATAGAAGTTGAAATGAATCAGCTTGATAATGATACTAGAATTAAGGTTGCCGAAATACAACATCAATCTAAATTAGAAACAGCAGAAATACTTTCTGATGACCAGTATGGTACAAGAAAAGCTGATGCTGCTCTGAATCAAATGGAAGGTCAACTTAAAGGACAGATTAAGAATTAAAAAAAAATTCGTAATATTGCAAAATGGAAGAAACAATGGAAAAAAAAGAGACATTAAGCGAAGAAGTAAAGGAATTTAATCCTGAAGCCTTTGCTGGGCTTGACAACTTAGTAGAACAAGTAGGTCAAGTTGATGAGCAAGAATCTACTAAAGAAGAGCCTACAGCTCTAGTAGATGAAACTGAAGCAGAAACTGAAACAACAGAAGAGGCGACTCAAGAAGTTGAAGAAGATGATGATTCAGATTTTGATTGGGGAGTAGAAGAAACTGAAGAAGAAACTAAAGCTGAAGTAGAGGAAGTAGAAGATGACTGGGATTTTGAAGATAAGCCAGAAGCTAAAGAAGAAACTGAAGAAAAAACTACAGAAACCAATGAGGTTAATTGGGATGCAGTAGCAGAACAACTTGGAATAGAAGGAGCGTCTAAAGAAGATATTGTTAAAGCTTTAAGTTCTAAGAACGAACCTGAAGCTAGCAATGATACTACAGAAAAGTACGAAGGATACCTTAAACTAACAGACAGAGAACTGTTGTCGGCTGACATGAAAGCTACAGGTATGGATGAGTATGACGTAGATGAGTCTTTAGATAGAATGGAAGATTCTGGAATGCTAAAGCATGAAGCTCTTAAAATTAGAAAGCAATTAAGAAATGCTATTCGAACTGAAAAGACTTCTATTCAGAATAAGCAAGAAACTGAAACGCAAGAAAAAGCCCAAGCTCAAGAGCAAGCAAGAAAAGATTTGCAAACTGAGTTAAAAGGATTTAAGAATTACCTTGGAGGCAAGGTAACAGTAGAACAAAGAAAAGATCTGTATAAATATATAACAACTGGGAATTTCAACGAAGACATTTATAAGACTCATGCCAATGTTGCGGAGGCTGCTTTTCTTTGGAAGAACAGAAAACAAATACAGAAAATGTTGAGGTCGCAAGGCTTCGAAGACGGAAAGGGTAGTGTCTTAGACAACCTTTCAAACAGAGGAGGTAGAGGAAACAGTAAACCTAAAAGAAATACAGGTACTGGGTTCGATGCTTCAGCATTTATGGGAGAATAATTTTAATGCTGTCAAGGTTACGTTTTAAAAGAATAAAGAAGTAAATGCAATTTTTAAATAATTATTAATATTTCTAAATTGTAAAAAGAAATGAAAACAACAAATGCAACTTTTGGACAAGACACTCAGATGTCGAACTCCTTGGTAGATGCTATGTTAAAGCACCCTGAAATTTCAAGTACTTTAATTCAGCAATACCCTCGTTACGCATTGACATACCTATTAGAAAGAACAGGTCGTTATGCTAACGTAAAAATTTTAGGTGATAAATCTTTCGAGTGGAAAGTTTTAGGTCGTTCAAGTCAACCAGTTGTGACTCCAGCTAGTCATAACGTTGGTGAAACTTCTAACTATCCTGATGCAGCTACAGGCGTAATTACAGTAGACAATACTTACCTTTCTTTACATGATGTAATTCGTGTAGGATCAGATGTAGGTCAAATTATCGGTACTCAGTCTGTAGACGCTACTGATGATGCTGCTGGAGTTTTAAAGCCTTCTGCTAGTGTACTTTCTACTGCTACAAGCGCAACAGGTTATACTTATAAAGTTTATTGGCCAACTGGCTGTAAAGCTGTTGCTGCTGCTGCTGCTGTAGCTCGTATTGGTTCTGCTTTCGGTGAAGCGTCAAAAGGTGCTCACGTTTCTGAACACACTACATACCCAGAAACTCACAAGAACTGGTTAACTCTTAACAGACGTAAATTATCTATTTCTGGTTCTGCGTTAACTGATGTTACTTGGATTGAAAACAATGGATCTAAATTGTGGTACTTTACTGCAGAGAAATTGTTTACTGATGAGTTTATGTATCAGTTAGAAATGCAACGATGGTTTGGTGAAACAAACATGGCTGCTGCTGATGCTGATGGATTCCCTGGTCAATCTGGTGCTGTTGCTGCTGGTGGTGGTAACTTAATGGGTGACGGTATTTTAGCTCAAATTGATGGTGCTAATAAAGATACTTATACTGTTAGTACTGGTTTAACTGAAGATAAGCTTGCTCAATTTATTGCAGAGCTTTCTCGTAACGCTAAGTCTCCTGAAGGAAACGAGTGGGTAGTATTTACTGGTACTGAAGGTAGATACCAATTCCACAAAGCTATGAAAGACATCTCTGTAGGTGAAACTGCTGCTACTGGTGGATCTATGCAGTCTATGAAGTCTGGATCTGATGTATCTTTAGGTGTTAACTATGTTTCTTACAATGTGTTGGGTAACAAAATGACTGTTGCTTACTGCCCTGTATTTGATGATGTTAATGCTTTTGGAAATGCTTCTAAAGGTGAGTACACAAGCTCTGGTACTGGTACAATGTCAGGTACTATGGTATTCTTAGACTTTTCGTCTGTAGATGGTGTACCTAACATCCAATTAGTTGCTAAAGGGTACGATGGTCATAACCGTAACTATATCAAGAAATATATTCCTGGTATGGTTAACCCTTACGACCAAAATTCAATGCTTGCTGCTAACGGTGACGATCAATTTGAATGTCAGATTATGTCTGAATCAGCTGTCATTGTTCGTAATCCATTATCTTGCGGAGTTTTATCTGGAGCATAATAGATTATATACTATAAGAGGAGAGAGAAATCTCTCCCTTTAGAACGCAAATAAGTAATTTAAAAAAAGAGAAAAATGAAACACGCAGTAATTGTAAGAGCAAGAAAACCTAAAAGGTTTTGTTATTTAAATTTAGGTTCTAGATATAAAGACCCTAAAGACAGAGGAAGGTATAAAGACTTTGTAAATATAAATGGTGAAGTAGAAGATTTTATTCTTAGACAGCCAGCAATAGTTTTTGATCTTAATGATGAGTTTGACAAAAAATGTCATGATTGGTTAAAAGGTTATCCTAATATAACTAATCAATTAATTTTTGAAGACACCTATGAAAAACAACTGGTTCAAACAGAAAAAATGGTTGAATCAGCTGAAGCAATTCAAATTGCTGTTGGTATGTCAGATAAAGAAATATTAGATTTTTGTAAGTTAACAGGTATTAGAACTAAAGATAACTCTATTGAATTTGTTAAAGCTCAAGTTATTAAATTAGCTAATGATGATCCTAATAGATTTTCTAAAATAATAAATGATAGAGACAAGGATTATAGAGTGTTTATTGAGACTGCTATTGACGCAAAAAAGATTAACTTTGTAAATGGAACTTATAAGTATAATACTGAAACTATAGGTCTAACAGAAGACCAAGTAGTATTGTGGCTTAAAGATAATAAAGACATTCACGCATTATTGCGAAAAGAAATGTCTGGTAATAAAAA